AACGCCAATGCTTTACAATAACGTCAATTATTCGCCTCGGTTTAGTAGCCCGTTTTCTCATAACTACTTTACGTTATCGGTCGGGCTACGTTTAAGCGTTTAAGGCTTAAAAGTTACAAAGTGAGAAATAGAGATTCGCCTCTTCGCGGCGGCGGTTTGTTAAGCCGTTAAGCACCTTGCCGCCTGCCTTGTTCCACTTTAGGAACTCGTCCAAGATTGACGGGTCATTCGGGTTAACCTTTGCTTTCTTTAGCAGCGTGGATTTCACCAACGCACCAGTCCCTACATTGTAGCTAAATGCTACTAACGCATCGAACTGGCATTGATTCAAATTCGGTAGGTGCTTATTCACCGCATCCTCATAGGGCGAAAGCGTAGCGAGCAAAAGCTGCGTTGCTTCCTTTTCGGATGCGAGCTTTTCTCCCAATAGCACTTTCTTGCCGTTCGGATGGCGCGTGCTGCCGTAGCCTATGGTCGGAACGCCAGCAGGGCAAAGGTAGGAACTAAGCCGCAAGCCCTCGTACTTCTTAATCAGATTCAGACCGAGAAGCGAGGTGGAGCGCATTATGGTCTAATGATATATTGCATGTTAACAACGTACGTCAATGTGCTGCCTGCTGAAAGTATTTCAATTACATGGGTAATTTGACCAAAACCAATATCGGCTGAAATTTCAGAACTTACCAAGTCCGCATAAGGGTCTGTAATTGTACCAATAACACCAAAGGCATCACGCGCACCTGTAAAAACTGATGCAATTGGAGGGCTAATGTTATAACTTCCTGTCGTAAATGTAGGGTCTAAGGTTATGCTCATATAATATGAGCAAGTAACGATATTATCCACACGGCTATATAAGGCTTGTAAGCACGTTGGCAAGCAGTCATTTGCACCGCTTATCGTTGGCGTAAATTCCCCACTACTAAACTGCGGCAAACCTGAATAGATATCCTGCACCTCAATCTGCTTCGATTGGTTCGCAGTTGTATCCACGATGTACATGATATCAGTAGGGTCTGCTGTTCCTAACGTGGTTAAATCGGTTACTTTAACGCCTGCCATAGTTGTAGATTTTTACAAAGTTACAAAGAATTTAAATACCCTAACGCATCGTCCGAAGTCTTAAACTTTTGCGCATTGATTTTATAATCAGATAGCGTAATGCAGTACACGCCCTGCTCGGTTATTACGTGAAATGAAGTTTCATCCACCGCCTCCCAGCGTGGTTCTGTTAGCCTAAGCCACGGCATCCCCGTTGATGTGAATTCGATGTTGGTGGATGTGATGTTTACGTTTGTCATTTTATTTCGATATGATAGTAAGATAAAACAGTCGAATCCCCAGCCGCTGCATTTTGAATTGCGAAAATGATATACTGATTGACTGTCCAATCGATGTTTGAATTGGTTAGCGTTGCAGCCCCTACAACTGCATCACTTATAATTGATGCGTTGGCTTGTGCTGTTTGCGTATTGGTTGCGCTCTTTACTATTGCAGTCCTATCAATGCCCATGTAAATCTGAGAGGCAGCAGTCAAAGCGGTTGAAGTTAATAGTGTAGGTGCAGGGCTTACAATTGAATCAGCAGTGTTGGCATAAACTCTAAGCGTTGTTATACCAGCCACTCCCGTTTTACCAAGCCTTGCTTTAATCTCGATTATGTTTCCAACGGTTATAGTATTTGCAGGAATCAGTACGCTAACAACTTTTGTGTTTGTTGTTACTCCTGTTACTGCCGTTTGATTGTTAAGGTCTTTGTAAATCAGTAGCGGAAAGGTTGCAAGCGTGCCGTTTCCCCTCACATACTGCGAGGTCGTGCCGCCTAATACATTGCCCAAACTTCTATTTTTCCAAAGGTTATTGACCCCCGTAGTATAAACCAAAAAGTCATTATTCACGGGCGTAACTGTGGTGATGTCCACATCGCTAAGCTCATCGAGCTGGAAGCCGTTTTGCACAAGCACGTAAATTTGCCCGTTGCCTGCATTCGCACGCTCAACAATTCCGATGCGTGTCAAGTGATTCGGGGCTAATGGTAGTACGTTTGTTTTTGCGCCGGGACTATTGCCTACATAGAGCGTATCGCCTGCGGTAAACATTCCCGTATTGATGCCATCAACAACGCCCTGAGTAATGATATACCCTTTCTGATTTGGTGCAATCGAACTGCTAAACACAAGCCCCACCGTTTTCGAGCTTGTCGCCTCTGTGGTATTATCTGCGAGCTTTACCGTCATGCGGTCGCCAGTTGCACCAAAGGCGTACACGGGCTGTCCTCTGTTAATCGTTACGCTGTCCGCATTTGTGATGTATGCAAACATTTGATTCGGAGCAACTCCCAAAATTTGGAAGTTCGTTCCGTCATAGATTGCAACGAATTGCTGGTTTGCTGCAATGTCGCCTCCGATAATCGGCACGGTGTTGTTCTTGGCTATGTTAACCGCACCAAGCCCGTTGATGTTTATAGTGGATGCGCCTGTATTCGCGTTGGTGAATCCTATCGCGTATGCATCATTAAGGTTGTATGCGGTAACGCCTGCAATGCTTACGGTGTAGGTGTCCGTTCCCGAAGCCTGACCGCCTTGCATACCGCCCGTTGCGGTGCTATCTATTGTGAAGCTCGGATAAGTACCGCTTACGGTTATATCCGTGCCGCCTGTGATGCTTACGATTTGGTCGGGTGCAGTGTTGGTTACGATGTTGCCAGTTAGGTCGATGCCGGTACCAGCCGTTAATGCATCTTGCTTGCCATCGAAGGTGTTCCAATCTGCGCTGCTGAGGTAGCCGTCCGTTGTGCTATCCGCTTGCGTGATACTTATATCGGGCGTTGCGCCGCCGCTTGAGGCAATTGGAGCAGTACCAGTTACAGCCGTTACCGTACCGCCGCTGCTTGGGCTTGTATTGGCAATTGTGAAGCTCGGATAAGTACCCGTTATGTCTATGCCAGTACCAGCCGTTAATTGCACTTCCTGCACATCCACGTTAACCGAGCCGGGCGTGGTGCTATTCGCATTCACAGCAACGCCGCGAAAGTTCATATTCACTACGCCTGAAGCCACAACCGTACCTTCATCGCGCACGGTTAGGCTACCGCCGCCCCCACCGCCTACGGCAATTAATGGGTCGGCTGGTGTGCCGTTTCCGACAATTGTAACCCCGTCAACCGCAACCGAGGTTAAGCAAGGTGTACATGGTAAAAAGTCGGGCGGTAATGGTATGTCGCCAGTGTTGCAAATATCGTAACACGTATCCTCTGAGCCGCTAACAATCTCAACCTCTAATTCAATTACAACCGTGGCGAACTCGAAATTAGGCGGTAACGTTTTATCGCCCACCGTGTAGCCGTTCGGGATTACCTCGTAGCTTACAACATCGATTACGTCTTTAAATCCATAATCGCGCCCGCTTACTAACTTATAAACCCGCGACGCTACCCAGTCGCCCGCATCTTCACCGTCGCAGGGTAGGTGCGATTTGCGAACTATCGCGTAAGCCGAAAGGTTAAATTTCGTCGAATACATTTGCTTGCACCCGCTAACCCGTAAGCTATCAATTTTCGATATGTTTACCTTACCGCGCTTCGCCCAAAATAGCGTACCCTGTTTTGAATCGTAATCCGTTACGGGTATCGCTTGCCCGTCGCCTATGTAGTAAATCCAACCCTTATCGCCTGTAAGCTCGCATAAACCGTATATGCGGTCGAATATATTACTAACCTCAACGCGTTGGTTTAAGCGCTCGATAATGCTTTTTAAAATCATGCTCCCAATTGTTTGTTTATTTGGTCGATTATTAGTTCAGTATGGTAGGCGATAAATTCCGCTTCCTCTTCCTCGGTCGGTATAAATATTACCCCGTAACCGCCAAAGGATTCATAAACGGGGTTAACAGCTTTGCCGAATTGTAAGCCCTGCGCCTTTAAATATTCGCGGTCGTCTAACATTAACGCGGCGGTTAATCCTTGTTCGAGTATTGGTTCGGTTAAAAAGTTACGCCGCAAAAAGCCCGTAAACTCGAGCGGTATTGGTCGGCGCTGTTTTCTAACCGTGTAGCCGGGCGAGTATGGTGTTTCGTAATTACCGCCACGCCTTGCGGGTAATGGTATTTTTTGCCCCGCCGTGTTTAAGTTACCGCCCGAGGTTTCAAAAATTCGATTGTACATGATTCGGCGTAATTCGATAGCGGCTAAATACAAAGGCTCGAAATTACTGAGCCAGTCGTTATATAGCGCGTCGGTTCGTTTTTTCGCCTCTTCGGGTGTCATGGCAGCGCCGTTACGTATTTAATGTTTTTACGGCAATCGAAGCAATGGTTATCGTCGGGTAATCGCATATTTTGAAGCATCGCCGTTAATTCGGTATTGTATTGTTCGGCTGCAATATCGCGAGCGTTTGTTATACCGCCTAAATCCTTTGCGCCCTTGTTTACGATTACCGAGGTGTTCGCCCGTTGGTTAGGGCTTACCGTTAACGCGTAGTTATATATTTCTACGGCTGTGGCGTAGGCTAACGCTAAACTCATTTGATTACCGATTGAACACAGCCACCCGCGACGGTCGCAGCTAACCGAGTAGTTCAAACTCATACCCGTCGTATACTTATTATTCGAACTACTTAACACGTTTACGCCGTCGGTTGTTAGGTTAATACCTATCGCATCGACGAACGGGCAAATATGCGCCTCGCGTACCGAACCGCCGCAATCGTAGCAACTACCTTTTTTCGGTATGAATTTAACCGTGTTCATCGTCGATTCATAAACAAACGCCAAATCTAATTTGCGCCTTTTGGCTGCGAACTCCTTACCGATATAATATTCGATGCCGCCCGCCGTGTATGTTATTGTATCGATTAACTGAAGCGTAGTCATATCGAAAACTAAAATCGGTACGTTTGTATTGCTCGAATCAATTGCGAGCGTTAAATCGCTTATAAATAAGTTTAAGTAGCTTAAGGTGTTCGGGCTTATCTTAACACGTATGCCGCCGTAATTACCTGCGCCTAACGCCGTTTGTATGTTGCTGTAATCGGTTACGACTTGCCCCACCCGTTTCGATTCGATAATCGTGTCGGCTTTCATCATTGGGCTAAGCCGCGTTAATACGTCGCTGCTTAATTTTTTCCAAGCAAAAGCCCGTTTATCTTCGAACAATTCTACACCGTTGTTATACTGGTCGGTTATCAATTGCCCTAAAAAGGTGTTATTTATACCGAGTTCGTCGATATATAAGCCCGTCGTAGGTTCTGCGAGGTTGCAATCGCGTAAGCCTAAAAGTGATTCGTAGCACATAGGTACAAAGATAAAAAAAAGAGGGGTTATAAAACCCCTCCTATTCGGTTACTAAATTATCTAACCCATTTTGCGTCAATAAGTCCTCATCGGCTTGCGATAATAAACCTACCGACGCTGCTACGGGTTTACGATTTCAATGCAGTTAACGTAGTTGATACCCGCGTATTTATCGCCAGCCTCGTAAATATCGTCAGGCAATGTAACGAGTTTACCAGTATGCGTTAATACCACAGATAAGTTACCGCAATCGTCCTTCATGGTTAAGTCAACAGGCAAGCCCGCAGGGGTGAAAGCAATAGTCTTAGAATAATTGCTACCCGCCACAGGAGTAATACCCGCGTTCCATTCTGCCATGTTAAACGATAGCCATTGCATCGCGCCCGCGGTCGTAGCTAAGTTCTTTAGCTGTGAACCTTGAGCCGCTGCCAAACGTGCATCGTAAGCAAAGCCGAAACCGTTTTGCTGACTGATAGCCAACAAATCGATACCGAATTGCGTGCAGCATCCTGCCTGAACCGCGTTAGCGTAACGCTGCATTTCAGCACCACCAAACACCACAGGCGCGCCCGGGTAATTAGCCATGCGTGTAGCTTGCAGGATGTCAGCTAAAGCAAATTCGTTCAATGCTTGCCCACCCGATTGACGGGTTGCAACGCGTAAACAATCGCCTGTAACGGTGTAGTATCCTGAAACTTCAGTACCCCATTTACCGATAGCGGCAACGGCTTGAGTAGCGGCGGCGCTTGCTACCTTTCTGTCCATTACATCCATTAAGCGCATGATTGACTCAAGCACGTAACGGCTGTTTTCTTGGCAATGACGGGCGATAGCATCAGCCGCAATCAATTGCTCAGCGATATACGTGTCGGTTGTTTCAAGCGTGTACGTGGTGGTCGAATCGCCGTAGGTGTTAGTTGCGGTACACGTTAGGATATTACCGCCCTCTTCAACTTCCGTTTCGGGTAGGCGCTGAATCCAACGAGCCTCAACCGTCTTTAGCTTACCGCGACCGGGCGATACCTCTTGACGAATTAATTTAACGTTTTCAGGTGAATTAAGAAACTCGAGAAAAGGTAGCTGTTCGCGCTGACCTACTTCGATGAAAAGCTCCGAAAGGCTCATTTGCACATTCGGGCATTCGGATAAAATGCGAGAAATTGACATTTTGTTTTTAGGTTTTAAAATTGGTCTTTGCACTTAATAGGCGGCAAAGATTCAAGCCTAAAAATAATTTGTCATTTGAGCGCTGTAAATTTACGAAATGTTTTTGTAATTAAAAAAGTCGTTTTATATTTGCTCTCGAAACAATCGGGCAGAATGTTTCGTA